TAAGTATCATTGCGGCAGCGGCTGTGACAGGCTTTGACATAGAAAAAAGTCTGAAAATGCTGTCAGTTTTCATAGGGATATTTTTCTCCTTGTCAGCAAGGCCAAAGCTTTTGAGATAGACAGTTTCGCCTTTATGGATAACGCTGAGAACTGAGCCTGAGAAAACACCGTTGGTTATCTCTTTTTGTGCAACAGCGTCGAGATATTTAAAATTTTCGTACATGATAGACCTCCGTGTTATGATGTTTGATATATAGGATTATAACACAGTTCGGGTGGAAATGCAAGATTTTGTGTGGCAACAAAAAAATCCGCCCTACCACAGTAAGGCGGAATCAGGTGCAGAAGCAAGCTCCTGCTGGCGGAGATGGAGAGATTAAATATACCACTTCACACCACTTTTTATTGTTTTATAAAACTACTCGCAAACCACGCATTTACGTCATTTAAGCCGTTTTTCTTGCTCCGTGTTTCACAAGCATATATTTACAATTCAGCTTTATCGTGTATAATTCGTGTACGCAAAAACAGCCGCCTCAGACCCATAAAAGTCCGAGACGGCTGAAATTCTACCTACTTAATCTTCTTTGTAATCTCGTCGCTGAGCTTCTTGATGAAGTTCACGCCTGCGATACCGTTCTCATAATATCCCCACTTTTTCAGCAGGGTATTAACTGCCTTTGCAGTACCTTTTCCGTATGTACCGTTCTTGTCCATGCCCACATTGTGAAGCTTGACCGCCTTTGCAAGAAGCAGCAGTTCCTTGAGTGCAAGCACACCGTTTGTTTTGTTGCCCTGCTTGTAGCCTGTCTTGTCAAGCACTTTCGCACTTATCTTGCTCTGGTTCTTTGGTCTCAGGAAGCCTGCAATGTGGTCATAAGTATGCTTGACCTTAGTGCAGGCTTTTCCGCTCCAGTTTTGGTCATACGAATAAAAATAACTCGTGTTGCCCTCACCGGTGCAGATTGCTATGTGACCCCAGCCGCCATTCAACGTGCCTGACCATATCGCTACATCACCCTTTTTCGGCACGAAACTTGGCGTGTTCTTTACCTTTGTGAAATTTGCTTTCAGCCAAGTATTTTTGTCAAACAAATCCCAAAAGTGATGTGCGTCATACCAGAAATTCTTGATACCTGAGCCGAAGACCTCGTTGAAATATGCCGTTGCAAGGTCTACACACTGTTTGCCTGCTGCGCCGTCATAGTTAACCGCTACGCCATTGTGCTTCTTGATAAACTCATCATATGTCATTTTCTATTCCTCACTTTCGTTTGTATCCACTTTGCTTTCAACTGTGATTTTCAGTTTGTGTACGATTTTCACCAAGAATGACGGCAATGGTATACCTATCACCGCAAGATTTTCCAAGATAGAAATACACTCGTTGATGATAAACCATATCGTCACGATCAGGCCAAAGTAAAAGCTGACGTTTACCTCAATGCCTATCTGTGAAAGTCCTGAGATAAAGAGCCAATCAAGCACGCCTGACACCGCCACCACAAATATGTAGCCGACCTTTTTGAAAAGCCCTTTAAGACCGACACGGCTTGAAAGTTCGCCCCTGTTCCATGCTTTCCACATTCCTGTAATGTAGTCAATGATCATCACAAGAACCAGAATGACTATAGGTATCGCCATGACACGGAAATACGCTGACAGCCCTGCGGCTATTGCTGATATGATGATTTTTGCTGTGTTTTCTTTCATTACTGTTCCTCGCTTTCGTATGTTTGTCCCGTGATTGTTGTATACTCCTCAGCCGTGATCCACTTGCCGACGGCGGCGTGTACCATAGCAACCGACCACAAACAGTTGTCATAGTATCTCTTGACCTTTGCATAGTTTTTACTCATCACCGCTCACCTCCAGCTCAACACCGTTCAGCATAGCCAAAAAATCAACGTTTGCCTTTATCCTGTCTATCTCGGTGACTTTGGGCTTGCGAAAATTGTCTTCCGTCAGTCCCATGCTCTCAACCATAGATTTTTCTAAATCCGTCATGTTGTACCTCCTACTTCACTCAGTCTCACGATATACTCTTCCTCACTTGGAACAGGTATTCTGTAATCGTCATTACCACCCTTGAATGTCACTGAACCCCCTGCTTCGACTGTTAGATTTCGCAGAAAATCATCTGGTATTAACGATGATATGTCGGTGACGATTGGTGTTTCTAGTTCGTAGTATAGGATAACACCCTGCATTGCCTGTTTGAATGCTGTGGCATCGGTGTAGGCGGTATCTTTGACCTGAATCTGTGAAACTGCGGTACTATCTCCGTCTAGTGTAATTGTTTTATCGACAAATACACTTGAATTTCTAGCAACTGTTATATATTTACTGCACAGTATATTATGAACAGTTGTTCCGAACGCACCTAATCTTTTAAATCCAATCGTTGACGCTGGCGCATAAAAATAATCTCCTACTGACTGACTAGATGTTTTCATCCACTTCAGTGTCCCTAAGTCAACGCTGCTCACGCACTGAACATATCGTTTATTCTCATAATCAATATAGTTTCGCGCCGTTCCTGCCAACCAGCCGTAGCCAGGCAGTGCCTTGATAGCGTCGGGGATTGGGTACTCGTTGCGGTGGAAGGGGGCATAGGCTGTGGGGGTGTCGCCCTCCGATATCATGATTTCACATTCAGATAGTCGATTAATGACGTCAGTTAATGTAGAATTGTTTACAACACCAACATACAGATGCCCGTCCTCTCCAGTTGTATAGGTAGCCGTGCCTTCAACTTTTCTGAAATCCAAAAAACCAGTAGCATTGACCTGCTTTTTCACATTCAGTAGCAAAATTATAGCTGACTCTTTTAATGCTTTAAATCCTATTGTATATGTGGTTTTGGGTTTTAATTTTATAGATTTCGCCCAATACCCCTCTAAGTAATATTCATAATCATCACTACCAACTTTCAGCATATCAGTGCCGTAGTATAGATTTGCTCCCTGCTCCACAATCTCTTCCGTACCTGCACTAATAATCTCACCTGCATTATACGGATAATAGGCAGCAGGGAAAATTTTCTCAAATTCTTCAACGCTCGCAGGTTCGTTGCCTGAACCAAACATTGCGGTGAGGTCATAAATCTGTGGGTAGACTACCAAATTATTGACAGTTGCTCCTGACTTAACCATCAGCGGAACTATATATACACGGGCGTCTACATTAATGGGTGCTATTACGCCACTTCCATAATTGGTGTCCATCACAACACCACTACCTGTAATGTATGAACGATATGTCTCTGCTGAGCCACCTTTAGGGCAGGATTTTTCCAGATACACATGACCTTTAATCGGAATAAAGCTATCCGAGAAGTAGGCATCTCCGCCAGTTGCAGTGCCGTTTGCTACAAACTTGCCATTGTCAAGCTTTGTAAATGTAACACCGTTCACTGTATAGTTTGGGCGAAAATTGTTAAGGTTAACAACCTGATTAAACACGATAGACCTACCACCAACATTCTTAACCGACATCAGCTTTGTCCCCGTAGGAATAGTTTTCTGATATGCCGTATCACTGTCAGTTTCAAATTTGTGTGTGATACCCTGACCGATGGAATACAGTGCATTTACCCTACGTTGCAGTTCCTTGTCCGTCAGCTTAACACGTCCTATTTCAGCTGTGTTTTCAGCGATTTTTCCGACAGCCGTCACATAATCATCAGGCAAACTATCAGCCACCGCCTGTGCTGTCTGTGCGGCGGTTTCAGCCGCAGTTCTGTCCTCTGCGACCTGTGCGGCATGGTCTGCCACTGTCGCCTTGTCAACCGTGACCTGTTCCGCCATTTCCTGCACCGCCTGTCTATCTGCCGTAGTGCTGTCAGCGCAGGTCTTGGCGGTCTTTGCGTAGCCTGTCGTTATGGTCTTGTCGGCTTCGGTCTGCTGTGCTGATGTTGCCGCCTGCGCTGCGGATATTTTAGCGTTATTCTGTGATGTGACCGCCTGCTGACGTGCGTTTTCTGCACCCTGCATGGCGGTGTCTGCCTGTGTTGCGGACGTTTCTGCAGATGCCTGTGCTGTTTCCGCACGGCTTGCCGCCTGTTCTGCGGTATCTGCTGATTTCTCTGCGGCTGTGGCAGATTTAGTGGCGTTATTTGCCGCTGAAGTAGCTGTGTCTGCAGCGGTGACGGCTGTCTGCATATCTGCGTGCGCCTGTCTGCCTATGGCGTCTATGCGGTCTAGTGCGTCAGCTGCCACACTTGGTGACGGCACGGCATTATCACCGATTGCCGCACCGATACGCAGGCGGAATATGCGTGATTTTTTAACTAAAATATACTCGTCGCCAGACAGCTTCTTTGCACATATCTGACACGATACGGTCTGCGCTGACCGCAGTATATCTGCCGTAGGTGTCCACTGTCCGCCTGTGATATCGACCTCATAGATAGTGCCGTCGCCGTAGTCGATAGTCAACACATAGCGGTCTGCACCGTCTACTGCCAGCCCTTCGACCGACACGGGTCTTGCATTCGTTTCACCGACGTAACCCAGTAGGGCTGTGCTTAGGGCTACGTCATACTCTGTGTTTAGTGTTATTGTCAATTTAATCACCCCTCTTTACTCTATTGCAATGTAATCCACATAGTATGTTCCTGTTGGCACGGTTCCTGTTGCCCCAGCTCCCATGCAGACACTCAGATAGTATGACGTTCCTGACACATAGACGTGGGTGCAGTAGTTCTGATATGGTGTTGGTGCACCTGTCTGCCGTAGCGTTGCTATTACCTGTTTAGGTGCAAAGGTCAGTCCAAGTGGTATCTGCATCAATGGATTCGCTTTCGTCATCTTGTATTCCACAGTGCCATAGTGTATCTTGCCGGCTCGGCTCAGTATCTCATCGATTTCCTCCCCGGCGTGTTGCATCGGATAATCGTTTTCAGTGATATCCTGCGCCAGTGTCAAATTTTCATCAGCCATTATCTCGCCCCCCTTAAAGCTGTTCTTCAACGCTCAGACCTACCGCTGAAATATCAGCACTCAGTCCGCCGTCAAAAGTAAATCCTAAATTTGTTATTGGTATGTCATAGCTGTCTGCACCGTTGGTGTAGGTCACCACGTCACCTATGTCGAAACGTGGGTCACCAAGTCTGTGGTACAATTCGGTAGTGTACCATGAAAAACCTCCTATTCTGCGCCACAGCGATTGTAGCAGTGATTCGGTCATGTATGGATTTTCAAACTCTAGCACACGTCCTTGCGTGGTATCTGTCACGCCAAGCGACAGCGTTACATCATCACTCACTTTGCAGATTATGCCCACTATCACATTCTGCCTTTCAGACAGCGTAGGCAGGTCTATTGTGTTGTTATCCAATGTTTTCACGCTCTTGCCATACCACTTTCGGACGTACTTTCCGTACCTGTCAACATACCCAAATTGACCCTGTGCAGATGCAAGGTAAGACAGCATTTGTCGCATGGTCACGTCTTTGGGCAATGAGCCGACCTTGAAATAGAAATACTTTGAGTACAGCACCTTGCCGTTCTTATCTATCAATCGCCTGCCGTTCTTGTCACGCAGTAGCCTGACTTCCGTATAATCATTTCCATTCTGCAAACCTAATTGTCTGCAAATGTCGTCCTCGACTGCTTTATTCCAGTTTGGCATAGGGATATGCGGCACATATGGCTTGTCCGAGAAGTACAGCCTGTCCGCCATTGTCAACTGGACACTGCCTCCCGACTTTTTCGACTTCACGCAGGTGAAATGTCCCATTGGTATCTTTTCTTCGTCAAGCATCTCTCCAAGCTTGCTTATCTGCTCCACTGTCAGCTTTGAAAGCTCAGCGTAGGTGTAGGATTCTAGGGTGGAGTAGGTGGTAAATGCCGAGCTGTCTTTCATATACAAACTGAAAACATACTCATTCCCAAGATACTTAGTTCCGTCGTCAACCAGTTCCGCCGTCACACTCTGAGAGCAGACAGCTCCAAGCTCTATATCATCACTTAGAGAGGTTGATTGAATGTCTGTCTGAACGTTCTGAATGCCGTCATATGCCACAGGTTCTCCGCTCTGAACGTCCTCTATCCACATACCCCACAAGGCTTTGTAACTCTCTATCCTGCTTGTTATCTCATTGCTTGCTATGGTGTACATATGCCCTCCTAACGTTCTGCGAATGTGACAGTACAGCTCTTGTAATACTCACCACCGTCAAGTCTGACAAGCCCCTGCGGTACATAGTCGCTTGCGTTGGCAGATATAGAATAATACTTGCCATTGTGCCAAAACTCCAGTTCTGCAAAGTCGGGTCCGTCCTCGATAAGGGATTGTATCTCGGCCGAATCTGCGACAGGAAGCATTGTCCACTTGCAAGGCAGTTTATATTTGCAGAACTTTCTTGCACCCACAAACAGACCTGTTGTATTCACTCGTCCTGAACCTGCCGTCCATTCGTAACAGTTTACAGGGCTCCAGCTATCAGGGTCAGGGTCTGTCACCCACACGCCGTTTATCTTTAGCAATGTTCCTGTCAAAATGCACTCACTCCCGTCTTACGTTTATACTGATTGTTGCTGTCCTGCATACACTTGAAAAGCACCTTGCTGTCAACTGTTCCGAAGAACACAGGATCATAAGCTTTCAGCCAATCAAGTATAGCGTTCAGCACCCTTAACACCTCGTCAAGCTTGCCGTTATCAAACATACCTTGCAGTTTGCTCAGCGGTGAAATTACCTCAGGGTCTGCTTTTGCGTTCCTGTTATCGCCCACCATTGCAAGGGTCGGTGCTGTCGCAAGTCCACCTGTGGCAAGCTTTGGTATCTCAGGTATGCTTATTGTGTCAAGGTCAAAGCCGAAGGTTTCTCCGCCTATGCCAGGCACCCAATCAGGCACATCAAAACTCAGGCTGTTAATGCCGTCGATTATCCAGTTGACCGCACTTTCAATAGCACTGGTCATTTTATTTACTGCACCGATTATTAGGTTTATAGGTGCTTTCACAACGCTGTAAAGCGTATCCCACACGCCTTTAAAGATCTTCTTTACACCCTGCCAAGCCTTTTTCCAATTGCCTGTGAAAATGCTCTTGACGAACATTATAATGCCATTGAGAATGGTCTTTACGCCTCCGAAAGCGTCTGAAAAGGTCTTTTTGAACCACTTGCCTATGCCTTTGAAAACGCCCTTGACAGCGTTAAGAAGCTTTGTGAAGATCTCCTTTATCTTTGCAATACCCTCAGATACGGCATTGTACAGACCTTGTATGATATATCCGCCCATTTCAGCCATGACCTTACTAGGGCTGTGAATACCAAAACAGTTCTTGAAGCCCTCAATAAATGGTGTAAGAACATGGTCATAAAGCCAAGTGCCTATGCCCTTGAAAGCGTCAACAATACCTGTGAAAAGCCCCTCAACGATATTACCGCCACAGTCCTGTATTTTCTCTGTAAAGTAGTCACGGATACTGAAAACAGCGTCCTTGATAAAGCCCCACAGCACCGATACCGCACCACCTATAGCTGAGCCTATCGCCTTGAAAAGCTTTGTGGCAATGCCGCTCCAATCTATTGTAGAAATGAACGTCCACAGCTTTTCACCTATGCCCTGCCAGTTTACAGTTTGCAGGAAATTTATTGCCGTATCAAGCAGACCTTTCACGCCCTCAGAGATAGTCGTTCCTGCCTTGCCCCAATCAATCTCATCAAACCAGCCGTTCACAGAAGTGCCTATGGACGAGCCAAAGCCCGACCAATCAAAGGTGGTAACGAACGAATAAAGATAGTCGATGATAGCTTGCCATTTTGAAGCAATGGTCTTGCCGATAAGCGACCAATTCGTTTTCTTTATACCGCCGTTAAGAAAATTAGCCGTACCCTTGCCGAAGCCTGCCCAATCGAACTTCTTCATAAAGCGGTATCCTGCACCAAAAATTGTGTTTATGCCTCCGCCGAAGCTGTCCCCAAGACCTGTCCAATCAACGCCGTTAATAAAGCTGTTCAGACCGTCTGTAAGCTTATCCACAAAGCCATTCAGCTTTTTCTGAATACCGTCCCAGTTGATGTATGCGAAAGCTCCATTGACCTTTTCAGCCACAAGAGAGCCAACTCCTGCCCAATCGCCCGACTTAATGGCGTCTTTCATACGCTCCGCCCAATCAGGAAGCTGAACGTTGTCGCCGTTTATGGCTGAGTAATCAATGCCGCTCTCTGAACTGTCTGTATCGGACTTGCTCTGATCCGGTGCAACTCTTACAACGTCAAAGTCTGCAAGGTAAGTGTCCTGAGTTTTCTTTATCTTCTCCGCTGACTTCTGTGCCTGCTTTGTCGCCTGCAAGGACTTCTGATAGGTGGTACCGAAAAGCTCAGAGATAAATGCCGCCACAGTTTTTGTCGCCACCGCTACGCCCGTCATAAGCGTATTGAGATACGGCATTACTGTGTTCATTATCGGCGTGAAAGCTATGGTGAGGTTGGCTTTTATCTCGTTTAAGGACTTGGCAAATTCTTCGTTGCCTGAAACAGCGTTTGCAACAGCGGAACGTATTCCTTTCAGCAAAACAAGCACGCCTGCCATTAAGAACACTCTTTTTGCCGCAGATTTGAGCGAATGTGTAAACTTGCTCAGCGGTTTTGAAGTGCTGT